CGTGCCATACAAGACAAGTATAGACTCTACAGCCTGTTCCTTATCATTGACACGATTCCCCATCAAGGAATTATAAGCGTCTATCAAGCTAATCTGTTGCTCGTAGTCGCCAATCGCAAAGTGATTATTGCGATACTCGATAATTGGGATTTGACCAAGGTTGTGAGGTGTTGCCTCCTCGCTCTGAGTTGTTCCTGAATCTGTACTTCTCAGCACCATGTGATAGTGCAGATTTTCGGTAAAGACCTCAGCCTGGTACTTGGTAGTGTCTTTCGTATCGTCTTTTACTTCATAGTAATAGACCGCAAACAAAGGCTTCCGCTCAATACTATCATCGTAGACCATGAAAGTATTCTCCGGATCAATACTAGTTGAATCCAACTCAGTCAATCCTTCTTTAGCATAGATGTATTCATAAGCACGACCATAGATAGCCATGTTCAAAGCATTCTGAGCATCTACTTGGTCAATCTCAGCACCATCAAAGGCTGTAAGTAGTTCATCGATATCACCGTCAGCAGTATTGTTATACTTGATAGGATTGCCCATAAAATAGCCCGTAGCCGTGTCTGCGATATCCTTGGCATGATTGGCTACCGTCTTGTAATTCGGTGCGTTCACGTTGCGTCTCGTGTGTTTTAAGATAGCATGCTCACCCAAATAGTAGCTTTTAAGCTTCTTCAAATGCGAGCCTTCAGTGCTATGTATCGTTATCAATTTGTAAATCAGGTCTTTCTTCAAAGAACCCTCATCATATCCATCCCGTGGATAGGTTAAATATTGGTACATGTCTTTCCTCTCTATAGACCATAATCAGAACGTCTACGGACGGTTGCTTTAGGTTGAGAATGTTGTGAGTAAATCGCATAACGCACCGCATCCAGCACGTCGTCATTCTCTTTCACTGGCTCGCCCGTCTTTTCATTCCAGATATACTGATAAACTTCGTCTTTGAACTTGCTGACCTTGTTTGATACAACAAAAAAGCGCCCAGCTTTCATCAGCTTGGCTACTTCTTCAATACCAGACAATACCGCTTTATTAGCGTTGAATGTTCTTAATTGCTCTCTTTGAAATCTAGCAACGTGTTCAGGTCGTGCACTGTCTGCCCAGAACGTAATATTCCCGTATCGTTCCTTGATATTCTTAGCGAGGTCTACCCAAAAATCTATCTCTTTGTACTGATGAGCGTGTTCCTCTAACAGATAAGCTGAACCGCCAGATGTTTCTCCAATGACAACAATAGAGCCAAAGTGTTCATATCCCCAGTCAACACCAGCATAGACTTTAGTGATATCTTTTGGTACGTTATCTACAACCATATTCTCGCTAAAATCACGATAGACGACGCCCTCACCAGTCACCCACAGACCAAGAATATCTCGGTCATAAAATACACCAGCTGGTGTCGCATTCTTGATATTCTCTCGGTATCTGTCAGACATGAATGTATTATCATCTAACTTAAAATGAAAGTCGATGATCATATCGTCTCCAGAGTTGATATAATCCCGTCTGAGCCAGTGTGTCGGGATGTCTGGGTTGCTATCCCAAACAATCCTAGCACCCTCTCCTGAGCAACGTGAGATGATTTCCTTGAATACTTGTTCGTTAGCAAGAGATGCCTCGTTTACATAAGCTCCAAAAGCAGTAAAACCACGGGCGCGTTTTAAACCAGATATAGAACCGGTGTAGACTTGAACTACCTTGACACCGCAAAGGGTAAAAGCTCCGTGCTTATCGTATTTAGGTTCAATATCAAACATGTTATACAGTTCCTGGATGATATTGTTTTGTATCGATGTTGAAGATGTTCCAGCTAAGATATACATCGGCTCATCTATGTTTAATCTATCCGCTGTTTCTCTCACTCGTGCAATCTCATTCATGAAGACCATGTTGTTTAGAACAGTTTTACCTGAACGTTTTGCACCATGGAGACCACAGATAAAAAAATCATCATTCAATACTCGTGTAAGCACTTCTTCTTGTCGCTTTGTAAATTTATTTGTCATCAAAAGCACCTCTCAAAGCCTTGGCAAAGTCTATCAATTTATCGTCTTGTTCATTATCCACACCGATTTGTGATTTAAGTTTTTCGATTTCAAGTTCTAGTTTCTCAGCTTGTTTAGCAGTCGGATAACGCTTCAATATCTCAGCTATCGCTTTAATAACTGTGTTATTATCTGCCTTTTTCGTAACTCTATCCACCTCACCAGTGACAGGGTTCATCATCAAAACTTCCTCAAGTCGCTGGCCTCTTGCAATGTCTGAGAGAATCGAAAGAGCCTCTTTAGCGCTCAAAATATTTTCATCGTGCATCTTTTCAGTTTCGGTTTGTATAAACGTTTTAACGCTTGCATTTTCTAGCAATTTACTAGCGGTTGTTTTAGCATACGCTTCACTATAACCTGCGAATATTGCGGATTGATAGACATTACCAGTCCTCAAATACTCGCTCGCAAACATCTTTTGTCTTTGATTTAACCCAATGTCCATCACCACCTTTCGAATAATCAAAAAAAGCCACACGATGTGCGACCTTCTTGCAAGGCGACTACAAGCTTGCGTGCGTATTAAATTTTGACTTCTTTTTTATTTTTTGTAGTCTTTAAAACCTCTGAGGGAATCAAACCCTCTAGCTTATAACTTATCCGGAATATAATTAGCTACGCAATCATGCGAGGTCCAGTCGCTTCCGCAACCATTTTTAAGTTAATGAGTGATAGGAGTTAATGAGTGATATGTGAATCCCCACCCAGAAGATTTAACTCATTCTGGGACACAAACACTCAAAGGAGAGGGGAAGACTTGAACCTCCAAGGCCATTACAGCCCCCTGACATTACAGGTAACCATCTACCAATTCTGAGACCTCTCTTTTCAATTCTTGATACTACCATTCTAACAGATTTTTAGAACCGTGCTGTTCCAAAAAGTCCCATAAGCTCACTATGAGGTTAGATGACTTCTTCCAAAGCTAAGACCGCCTCATTTTTTAACCTGTAGTAGGTTGTACGACTCATATTCAAATCATAACAAACGCTATCAGCGGTGCCTTTGTTGATGTAAGTCATTCTTAATACTGCCCTGTACTTTGGATTTTTAAGCCTATTGATCATTCTACCTAATTCAAGTTTTCTGTTAATGACCTCTTTAGTATCCTGCTCTATAGCCTCTTTCATCACTACCAACTGAGTATAGACATCATCAACTTTTCTAGTCTGTCCACCTTGGACTTTGACGTCAATCCACTTGGGGCTTGAGAGCAAACCTGCCTCAAGCTCGTTAATTTCGTCTATACGGCTTTGGATGTCCATGTCCAGATCCTGCAACTCTTTCAAGAGCTCTTTAGCCTTGTTCACTCTCTGTCTCCTTTGTGATATAATAATAGTGTTTGAAATTATTGCTGAGACAGAGAGTGTCTTGGCTTTTTTTAATGCTTAAATTCGTTGACCAGGTCACGGATAAAGAACTTCCAGTCAGATTCTCTAAAAGTCAAGAAACGATCTGTAGTAAGATTTCTAAGTTTTTTATAGAAAAGCATCTTTAGTTGAATTGACTCACCGACACTCAGTAAGGTACCAGGAAAGCGATGTACTGAAACCACTCTATTCCCGTATCCAGAAATATCTAATTGTATTATTGTTTCTGGATAAAAACGCCCAACTTTAGCTTCAACTCCGAGCTCAACTTTGACCTCTTCCACAATTGGAACTTCGTTTAAAATTGGTCGTGCAGGAAATAATGGCGACGAGACTTTTTGCCTTTTTCCTGAATATGGGTATCTTTTAGGTTTCATTGTTTATCCCCTTCTTTATTCTCTAAAACGGCATCTTGTATAAAAGTATTACCGATTTTATAGTGCTTGTATTCCTCAACTGTTACTTCAAATGTTTCTTCAACTTGCTTATTACCTGTAAATTCTGAAACGACCAGAATGTATTTTCTTTTGGTTCTGGTTGGCACAAGTACCGAACTTTTACCATTAATAACAGGTATGAACGTTGTGTGAGGTTCATCAATGTACTTATCTACCACTGTCCCACTCGAAATCTGGTGACATGCTACGAGTAAGGATGCGAATAAAACAATACATAGGATTTTAAAATATCTCACTCGTTGACCTCCAAAAACTCTAGATTTTCGTAGATGTTGCCAAGCACTTCAGATTCATCAATTTCAGACCACAAACGCACTGCGACACTGCCAGTATCAATAACCCAAGACCCTTCAAGAACCTTTACAACTCCTACATAATCTTTCTCATATTCATAGAAACCGCCAATTTCGTCAGCTCTACCCAAAAATCTAGTAGTTCGTACAATATCGCCTTCAAAGATTTCCTTTCCGTTCTTGTCTTTGAGTCCTGTTGATTGCATGAGTTCGATTTCGTCAAAATCATAACAATAGATATCTCTATCGTCTGGTAAACCATTCTCAAAATAAACTTGTTGTGTCACTATTTCTTTGTTTTCGTAGTCAATAGCAAGAATGTCATCTGAAAAAACCATACGTTTTCCTATTTTTACCCACACTCTAAATTTTGGAATCATTCCTCCACCTCCTCTATATCAATTCCTTCACAATCAAACACCCAGCCGAACTTTGCTTCTTCTAGTTCTTTTTGAGTACCTTTATAATTCCTAGCTGTTATATCTTGACTAAAATAAAGAGTACTCCCTGATTGCGATTTGACCAAAGGCTGCCTATTTTTTAAAGTCACCAAATACCGCTTCTCTTCCTCGACCTCGTAGCCGTCAAGCCAAGCAAGACAGAATTTTTCGATGTTATTTTCGTAAAACCAATCAGGAACTTTCTTATCATAATGATCTTCAATTACTCTCATTGCACCGTAAACATGAAAATTGTTTTTCTTTTTAAATTCTATATATTCCGCCACAAACTGCGGAATTTTGACTTTTTGGGGTTCGTCTAGTTGTTTCAACTCTTTCAAAAAAAGTTCAACCATTGAAGTATAAGGTACAGGTTCATAAAAAGGGCTGTGTTCATTCCACAATTCTTCATACTTCTTAATCAATGCCTTAATATTCATCTTAGTTTCCTCTATAAATCAAATAAACTGCAATAACTACCTGAGCCATGCTTGGCGAATAGCCAATCCAATCATCAAACTCCTTAGATTTTGGCAACCAATCCTTAGTAGCTCCCAAATCATAGTCTGTAGGCTTTTCATCAGCGAAGATGCATTCCATCGCTCCCATAAACGTCATACCATCTTCTGCCATTTCCCAAAAATAGTCCACCCGTTCTTTCACTGCTTGTGGTAAATCTTGCTTGGGAGGTTGCGGCTTCCCGTCTTCTACCGTCCAGTTGTATACTTCATTAACTTTTTGCTTTAACTCTTCCATCATCTTCCAACTCCTCCGCTTTCCGTCTTAATTCTCATATCAGCCTCCTAAGCATGGACTACTGGGAAATGAATATCACCAATCACTAGAGAGCCCACGCTATAATAATAGCCATTATGTTCTGCCTCACAGTTAGCGATAGCTACAGGATTTTGATTGTGGAAGATGGTTACTTTGTTTTTATAACCCGCTCCCCAATGGTCAGGGATTTCTTCCTGTTCTCCAATTTCAACATTAGTGATTACAGCGTCAAGTGAAACATTTTGAAACTCCCCACCTGCTGAGGCACAGCAATCACTTTCAGACATTTCAATAGTGACTTTTGTCCCATCTTCAAGTAGTAAAAAATCTTTATCCCATTCCACGATACGCTTATAGAGCAACAGCTCTTTTAGTTCTTCTAATGTTCCGTATCTTGCATTTCCCCAATCGGGTTCATAATAGTCTGGTAGTTCGATAGTTTTTGTCATCTTAATTTCCTCATTTCTTCAAATACTCAGTCATAATCTCGCCTCATGCGTTCCATTCCATGACCTCCACCTCTACCTCTATGCGAGGGTTTAAGCTGTAGAACTTGCCTACATCATGCAGAGCTATCTGACCGTCGTCTTGGAATACGATCCCTGACATACTGTCATATAGGGCTTTTTCGTAGTTGTCAATGTCAGGCTTTTTGCCTACTGGGATGATTTCATCTAGGAGGGCCTGCTGGTTCTTCTTGACCTTGGAAATGTACTGAGGAGGTTTGATATAAAATCTAAGCCGTGCCCTCAAAGCTCCCTCAAGGATAGGCTGACCCATGTACTGATTAGCAATGAGCAGCTGGCAATGATTGCGCCATGTTTTCATATCCTTGTCTTCGTAAGTTGTGGTAAAACTCCCACGTCTTGCAAACCTTGGCCGTGATTGAGGTTTAGGCTCAATGTTCAGGGTCAATTTCATTCAAGAGCCCCCTTAAATCCTGCCATCTCAAAGAGATTTTCTCTGTTTTCGTTTACGAACTCAAAGAATTTTTTAACCTCTTGTAACGTCTTGATATTGCTCTTGACCCGTATTAATGAGGTGAAAAATACATCATTTTTGGGAATTGCCTTAACTTTGCACTTGTAGACCGGTTCAAAAAGGTCACCATTGTCATCTAGTGTAGGAGCCGTGTCTTTGTTATCAAAGCTAATGCTCATATCATAGTTTAGAGTCGTAACGACCTCTATTTTTTGTTTTTCAATGATGATAGCAATACGTTCTGTCACATTGATTTTACTTGCCATGTTCTTTCTCCTGTTAAAAAAGTGTCGTTTGCAAAGGGTACACATCTTCAAACGGTACTCCAAGTCTTAGACAGTCTTGTTTGATGTCCATTGTAGAAATCACATACTTGACGCCATTGTTTTTCTTGTCGTAATGTGGAAAAGTGTACCCATCATTTTCAATTTTGATCTTGATGTCCGTTTTGGTTTCAGGTTTCCAATCCACCCAATCCGTCCACTCCATCTCATACCTCATCAAATAAACTTAATTGAGCGTTGTGGTTTTTTATCCGCTCCTCTGCTATACCAAAATAATATTCATCTATTTCAGTTCCTATAAAATGCCTATCCGTTTCTAACGCTGCTAATGCTGTCGTACCGCTTCCCATGAAACCATCAAAAACAGTATCCCCAACATCAGAATGTTTAACAATACATCGTTTTATCAATTCAATAGGTTTTTGATTTTGATGGAGTAGTTCATCTGAACTTACTCTCTTGAAATCCCAAACATCTGTCAGTCGCTCACCGTTGAATTTCTTCCGTCCTTTGTTTGCCAATATAATCATCTCGTACTGTTTTCCAAACTGCGCCTCTAAATCGCCAGCGGTATGATTATTTTTTCGCCATATAATAATATTTTTTACTGAAAAATACTTTTCAATTTCTTTTTTAAAAAAATCAACCTTGTCAAATGAACAGAATATATAAATAGCCGTATCATCTTTTAAAATTCGATAACACTCTTTTATATACTCTTTTATCAATTCAGGATTGTTATCATTTTTGATAACATTTGAAAATTTATGCTTTTCTTTCCGCCAATTTGTTTTATAATTTATCAAATAAGGCGGGTCTGTTACGATTAAATCAATTTTATTATCAGGAATTGTTTCCATAAATTCCAAGACATCTTTTTTTATAATCTTATCTATTTCCACTAACTGTCCCTCCTAAAACGGCAAACCGTCATTTGGGAGGTCAAAGGGGTTAGGATCGGTAAAAGGTGAGCTATTCCCATTTTGGAAACTGTTGCCTTGTCCGTGCTGACTGTTGCGACTCTCTAGCAGAGCTACACTCTCAGCGATTACTTCAGTCACATATCGACGCTGACCGTCTTTCTCGTAAGACCTAACTTGTAAGCGCCCAATGATCCCAATAAGTGAGCCCTTGCTGCAATACTGAGCAATGATGTCAGCTGTACCTCTCCAAGCTTTAAAATTGATAAAATCAGCCTCACGCTCTCCATTTTCGTTTTTGAAATTGCGATTGACTGCAAGCGTGCCCTGCAAGCTAGATACATTGTTAGGCGTTTTTCGTAGATCAGGAGGCGCTACAAGCCTCCCAACCAGTGTGACGTTATTGATCATCTGATTTGTCCCCCTCTAGTGCTACGGTCTCCCAAGAGATACCCTAAAAACATCCATAGGATAGCCATCCCAATCTCTTTGATAAAATCATTCATTATTTCTCTCCTTTGCATTCATAACATACATTTTGACCTACATCTTTTCCCTTAATTATTGATAAGCTACCACATTTCTCACAGCTGATTATGAAACCTAAACCATTTGAATTAATACTGCTTATATTGTTCTCTGAGGGAACTTTGTAAATAATCAATGCGGATGTATGCCAATATTCAGCACTGACTCCACTGTCAGCGACAGCAGACACATTTGATTGAAATTTGATGTCAATCAACTTAATGCCTGGATTTTCGGCAAGCCAGCTATTTATTTGGTCGTCAATCGCCTCATGATGTGGATAATCACATGAAAAAAATACGGTTTTAATCATATTCCCCTCCTGGATTGTGCCACCAGATCATCAGGTCTTCCTGATTATCTCTGATGTACTGCTCAAATTTTTCAAAGTGGACGATAGCATGTTTTAAGCGTTGCATACCCTCTCCAGATTTTGAGCAAAAGCTGAAAACTTTAAAGACAGGCTCAATCATGTCAATAATTTCTACGACTTGGCCATTGAGGTTCCAGACGCTATCCTCTCCCACCTTAAAATCTAGGATAAACTCATCCCCTAGGTTGTGGATAACCTGCAATTTCTTGCCGTCCGAGTAGATGGCTACGCTGTCAGATATTTTTCTGATGTCCATGGTTACCTCCCCATTGACTCTGGAGAAATATCCAAGATTTTTCTATCTCCAATTTCCTTTTTTTCGCCATACAGAGTCGCTAATAGGTCCTCTATTTTTCCTATTAACTCATCAGGCACCCCATATTCAGCCAATTCTTCTGAAATTTTTTCAATTTCTGTCATACTTACCACCCACATTGTTCATTTAGTTCAGCCTGAGTTAATGGCTCGATACGTTGATAACCCCTGACTTGATAGTTCTTTTTAAAATCAAATCCGAGTTGACTTAGACCAGCCTTGAAACGGTCTTTTTCGGCTGTGTCTACAAAATACACCTCTAAAGTCATTTTTTGGGCATATCGTTTTAGGTCATTTTCAGCCCCTCTAAGAGCGTTAGGCTCATTTTGGAGGATTTGTCCACCGTCCAAGATTTTGCCCGTTTCTGGGTCAAAATTTGGGGTTTCCGTTGATTTTGGAGCCTGTTCTTGCTGTTTGGTTTGTTGGGCTGCTAAAAGTTCCTGACTTTCTCGCTCTGCTCGTTCTTGAGCCTGTCTGATTTCTTCCTTTTGCTTTTCAAACTCATAATCAGCTTTGATTTGTCCAAAGACTTCAGCAAGAGTCAAGTCTTTCAGCTGTCTAATGTAAGGTGAGTCAGTCATGCCATACTCAGCACATAACCCTGAAATAGCTGACTTGGCTTTTTCAAATTCTTGTTGTTTCTGAAATTCAAATGTGACCATGTCATCAAGTGACTTCATAGTGGCTTTTTTAAGCGTCACGCCATCTGCCATAAAATCGCTAGCTTTGACATACTCAAGGGCCTTTTCATCAAAGAGACGAGGATCCAGCATGTACTCAGCTGATTTGTTGGCTAGGTAGCCTTTGACTGTGTCAATTCGGACAGCCTTTTGATGTTCTTCAAACTCTTTGACATCACCAGCAATTTTGGTAATGATGTCTTTTAGAGGCTGGATGGCATTCTTGACATACTTGTCAAATTCATCAGCTGGTTCAGATAAGACTTTCTTATTCCTGATCCGTTCATCAGAAACCTGCTTGTCTAATTTTCGTAGATCGGCAAGTGTCTGCTTGTCATCCTTGATAGTTGCAGCCGTAACCGTGTAATTTTGATACTTTGCTACAACCTCATTGATATTCTGCTCAAATTTCTCACGGTCAATGATTTCAACCTGTGCTTGTGTTACTTTTACCTGTAATTCTTGCATGTTGTCCTCCTAATATTCAAGTTCACCGTCTAGCAACTCGCCCTGGATTGGATCCTCATTTTGAGTAGGTTCAGGATCTGCATGATTTGCCTCTTGCTCTTTGTTGAATTGATCAATCTGAGCCATCTTGCGTGCTACGACATCCTCACGGCTCTCTTGAGGTGTGACGTCTTTGATTGCGTCAAATGTATCTCCACCATCGATGTCTGTATACATGTTCCCAAGTTCGTCAGGGAAAGCCTCTCTAAGAGTCTGCACTAGAGCTGTTTTTCTGATCATAGTGGCTGGCATTGATTTCCAAGTGCTCCGTGGATTGCCATTTCTGTCTGTTTTGACATACTCATTAAAGTCAACTGTGACCTTATATCTGTGTGAACGGTCTTTACGATAGACAACGGCCCAACCACCTATTAGAATGTCCTCAGGTAATTTAAGAGAGCCCTCAATCTCTATCATTTCTCCATTTCTCATGACAGTAATTCCAGCCTCAAAACCATCATATCCCTCACAACGTTCAGCACGTTTCATAAATGCCTCTTTTGAGACAATCAAGCTGAACTCTGTGCCGCTATTGTTTTGATAGGCTACAATGTAGACCTCGTTAGCAAATGGGTTAAGATTGCGACCTTTACACAAGGCTAGAGCCTGACCTACTTGTTTTTCAGTCAGTAGGTTTTGTGGGTCAAAATACTTTTTGATGTCTGCCCCAGTCAATAAACTTGGATCAGTAGTGATGTCACGTTTTATCTGTGTTGCTAATTGATTATTAGTCATCTTGTTTTCTCCTATGTGTTCATGTCAATTCTGCGTCTAGACTTACTATTTAAGTCATCTAATTCATTTTTGTAATCTTGAATAAGTTGCAAATTCCGGTCAATGAAGCGTTCTACAACTTGACCTAGAAGTTCTTGTGTTGTCACGCCTCTCAATTCAGCAAGAAGTCTGATATATTCTTTTTGTTTTTCAGAGATCTCTGCTCTTATGAACGACTTTCCTTTATTGGTCATCTGCGTCATTTTTTTCTCCTTTAGGCTAGCAATCTCCTACATAGATCCATTGACCAGCGCTGAAAATCCAATCAGCTGGGTCAAGTTCTTCTCGTTCTTCAGGCGGTTGCATTATATCTCTGTCATAATTAAACATGAGCATACACCTTCCCAAGCTCCAGAACTCGTTTCACATATCTAGCCTTGGATGTTAGCCCAAGATCCAGCAATTCGTTTTTTTCTTCATGATTGGCCAAAAGCCAGACACGGTTTTCAATTTCAATCTTTGTCATCTTCCTGCTCCACCTCTTCAATTTTCACTTCGCTATTTAGACGTTTCATGGCTTCATCTACCGACTTGCCGCCCAGGACGTCCTTGAGCATGTGGCTTACATCGTGCATTGTTTGAGCCTTCGCCTTGCTTCTTTCATCCTCTGGCATCAATCCGACATCTTGTAGAGCCAGAAAGGCTAAACTGACATCGTGCATTTCTTTCTGAAGCTGTTTGATTTTTTTGATTGTTTTTAGTGCTTTAAACATATTGTTCTCCCATCTGTTCTTTTTCTTTGTAGATTGCCAATTGTTGTTTCAGATCATAGATTTCTTGCTCACACATAAAGCGACGTTTGCGCTCTTCGAGAAGGTCCTCATTAAGCTCTACCGCTACTACTCTCCAATCAAGGCTCACTTCCTTGATGATTCCCTCGAGTCTGAGTTTTAACTTAGTAAGTGATTTCATTAAGCTACATCCTCCTTGTTAGATCGCTTGTTCATACCTAGAATGATGTCATAGTACGAATGACCAGCAGGGATGACATAGCCTGTCAAGTCTTCAATGACCGAACCATCTGCCATTATGTTTACAATTCTTGGTTTCCATTGCTCTTTTTTTCTCTTCATGTTATAATTTCCTTGAATAATTTTGTTGAGCGCCTGATTGCCGTCAGGTGCTTTTTTATTTTATGTCGTATAGACACTTCCATTCGTCGCATAATACGTCAGCTCATTCATCTTATTAGTGAACCGTTCGTCTGTCGTAATCAGCAACCTCTCTTTAAGCAGGGTTGATAGTCCGTAAAATTGGCTTTCAAACTGTTCAATAGCCTGCTTGCGTTCCTCAGTAGTCAGTTGCTGACAAGGAGCGTCTCGAAGCTGTGTCTTTGCTGAACTTAAAAGCATTCGTCTTCATATTTCCTTTCGTTATTCTGTCAACGAGACTCTGCTCGTAAAGTTCTTTGAGGTGCTTACCTTCAAAATTAGTTGTGATAATTGTATTCGTCCTGTTTTCAAGTATTTGATACAGGACTTTCTGCATCCAGTTATTGCCTTGTCTGATTTCGTTCCCAACACTCGACTCTTTGCCTAGGTCGTCCAAAATCAAGAAGTCAACGTTTTGCAGGAATTTCACGACTGAGCGTTGTTCCCACTTAGAGTCCTTGTATTGAAAAGCCTCTTGCATTCGAGAAAACAGCTCCATGGATGGCATATAGACTACCGATTTCCGAACTTGGAGCATTTGAAAGCTCTCGTTTAAGGTTTTAGCTATCCCGACGGCCAGATGGCTCTTGCCAACTCCAGGCGGTCCAGAGATAATCGTATTCCCTTCGTAGCGCTCTTTCACATAGTCAGCCGTGACTCGCTTAGCGAAATTGACTGCTTTAGCGTCCTGATTTGTATGGATTTCAAAATTTCCAACAGTCGCATTTTTCAAATCGTTTGGGATGATGCTCTCTTTCATAAAGAGAGAATATGATCTCGTATCTCTGATTTGAGCTTCAGCAATAGCTAACTGTTCGCTTGCGTTCTGGTTGATAGTCTCTTGAACACATTCAGGACAATAGGTCAGCGTGTTGCGAGTGCAAGGGTTGATAGACCGCCACATGTATACACCTTCGTGTTTTGGACATTGCTGTTTCAAAGTCTCAACCTGCAAGGCTCTTTCTTGCAACTCTTTGCTTGATACTACTTGCATGCGCACCCCCTAAAATCCAAGCCGTGGATCAAATCCATCATCGGATAATCTCAAGCGACCGTTCGACTTATTGTTTGACCGAGTAGGCTTCTGCCTGTTCTCTACCAGTTCAACAGTCGTTAAACCTTTCTGTTTCCAGTCTCTCAATATACTTTCAAGATATTTAAAGTAAGGCTTACCATTGCCCACACATTCCTTGATGGCTAACTTGATAACCTCTTTACTATGGTCTTGTAAGAAGTATTTCAAGTCCTCAATTTCAAATGGTGTCGGGTATCGTCCGAATTCTGAAAAAATCCAATCATGAACAATTCCTAAGTCGTTTTCTGCGGGGGCGTCCTCTATACTATATAGATTATTAGCACCCACCCCCTCTGGTTCAATCAGGTTGGTTATATAAGGGTGGTTATTATCAGGTTGGTTAGACTTAATATTTTTAAGTTCTTGAACTAAAATTTCTTTAGTTCCCCCCTTAATATTTTTAAGTTCTTGAACTAAAATTTCTTTAGTTCCCCCCTTAATATTTTTAAGTTCTTGAACTAAAATTTCTTTAGTTCTGATTTTCTGAGGATATAGCAAATTCGCCAATCTAACGCCCTGTCTTTTTTCTTTCAAAAGACCATGTTCTATCAGTTGCTTTTTTAATTTGATTACAACTGGCTCGCTTTTTTTTATCCACTTACCAATTTCTTCGTTAGTAGCTACAACGTACAGATATCCATCTTTATCAGTAAAATGTTGCTTATTTTTTCGAGATAATGAAACGCGATCGGTCAAAATACCATAAACCATAACAGCCAGCGGATCTAAATCTGAAAAATAATCATCTTCTAGCAGCCGATACGGGATTTTAAAGTATCTTTCGTGATTATCCATGTCTATCTCTGTAAAATATTGTTCATTCATACCTCTCCTAAACTATGATTTAATTCGTATTTTTTGCCTAAAAAAATAAAATCCTTTTCGACATTGTATAGTCGAGCAAGTTTGTCTAAAAGATCCATTGGAATTTTCGAACTATCATGCTCGTACTTCAACAGTGTTTGTTGATGAATATTAAGTTTGTCGGCAACTTCTTTTGCAGATAAATTATAATTTGTTCTTATTGCTCTCAATGTCATTTTCGGCACATTCCTACCTCCTTATTTTTCTATTTGTTCCTCGCAATTCTGCTATAATAAAAGCAGAAAGGAGGTAATGTTATGACTGATTATCAATTAGAAGCTTCTCTGATTGTCCTTGGCAAAGAGTACGAAAGAGCCAAGAAAGATGGTAAAGAAAGCTTCAGTATACATGTGTCGTTCTTTGATGGACTAGATACTAATTTCCATCTTCAAGAGTTTGCAAGACAATATCCCGTAAGGATTGTCCGTTCGAAGCCTTTCCAAATAACTTTTCTAATAAAGTAATATCATTTAGAGGGAAGGGATTGGTTTCAACTCTATCGTTAAACGTTAAAACAACTTCACAACTCTCTAGAAAACGATTCGTAAATTCCACTCGCTCTACTCCGTCCAAAAACATTCCATCGACGAATACAGCAGGGTGGGTTTTTCTTGCCGTCAGCAGCACATCGTGCTCTGATGTATTTATCGCAATCGTTTTTGTCATACCTTCGTCTCACTCTCTAGCGCCCTGAGTTCTATCTCATGGCTGACTTGTTTCAATAGCTTCTCACACGCTATTTTAGCTTCTCTGTACGTTGTGTTTTCGCTGATGAAGTAATCAGCAAGTTCGATGATTTTATCTTCCATGACCGTCTCCAAAAATCGGTCTTAAGACCGATGTAACCCCTTCAAAAACAGTATATATTTATATTATCCTTAACAAGAAAGGAGCTGATGCAAATTGGCAAAATTTTTGAAGGGGACTGTGGTTCAGTGATTCAGTTTGGCTAGGTAACCAACGCGTTTTTACTGCGAGTGTGACTGCACGGAGCCTGTCGCTGACTATAAGAGGGACTGCAGCTCTGCTTATAGCGGGACTGACAGATAACTACCGAGCGACACTCAAAGACTAGCCAAACCACGTTGATTGCAGTGCTGGACGCATGACCAGCGAAGTTTCAACCAGTTGCTTTACACCGACTGTGAAACCTTATCAAAGTGTGCAAGTCTTGACCTAGTGTAAAGTAGGTTAAGACTTTTTTTATTGCTCAGGAACTTGTGAATCGTTCAAAGAAATCTTAGAATCTAGTTCGTCCACTTTCTCAGCAATATATGTCACGGTCCTCAATATCTCATTGAGGGCTGTTCTTTCTAATTCGTCCATCTTTCTTCTCCTTTCTTTTTCTTTTGCTCTATGAGCAACAACCTGCCAAGGATTCGAACCTTGGTGATACCAATCAGGCTACATTCATTTTGTCCTGCATTCCTACAAATGCTGCATCGAAACGAATATCATCGATTTCATCTTGAGTAAAACCAGAATCGAGAAGGTAACGCTCTTGGCACTCGATCTCTTCTGCTAACTCTGTCCATCCGAAAGCGAACTGACGGCAGTTAGTACAGAAAGCTTCAAGTTTGCTATAGAGGAAAATTTCCTCGTAAGTGCCTTGGATTAAAGTTTCCTTAGCTACTGCTTTGAAGATGTTGATTGCTTTCTCGTTTAATGTGTTCATGGTGTTTCCCTCCGATTTGTTTTTTGTTATTTCCTTAAGCTTGATTATATTATACTACGATTTAAATCGTATGTCAATAACTTTTTCGAATTTTTTCGTAATTTTTTCGAATTTTTTATTTACAAAATCGAAAATAAACGGTATTATATAGTAAAGAAGATAGGAGGAAAAAACATGGCAAGAGGACGAGGAAAATTAACTCCTCAAGATAAAGAGGATATGAAAGTCTTTTCCGCAAATCTTAACTCAATTTTATCTGATAGAAATTGTAAACAAGCTGAGCTATCTCGAGCGACAGGAATACCACCTAGCACATTGACAGGGTATGTAAAAGGAACTTCTTTGCCAATCCCTGGCAATGTTCAAAAAATTGCAGATTTTTTTGGAGTACCTAAATCTGTATTAGACCCTAGATTTGTAACTAATAATTCTATGGTCGATGACTCTTCTTCTAATACTTCCTCTATCCAAACCATCTACGACCAACTAGAACCGCCTAGACAGGGCAAAGTCCTGAATTATGCAAAGAGGCAACTGAAAGAGCAGAGGAACGAAGAAGAAACGAAGATAAACGAAGTATCGGAGAACATCATCAGACTGGACGACTACAGACAGACTACTTACCGACGTGTTACTGGGGTTGTCTCTGCTGGTAGTGGTTCGATACAGGACGACGATTTAGATATGGAGGTTTCGTTCTATGAGGATGAAATCCCAGACGACTACGACGCTATCGCTTATGTCGTCGGCAACTCTATGGAGCCAAAGATAAAGAATGGTGACTATCTTTTTATAAAGAATACCCAACAGGTTGATTATAACACTATCGGCATCTTCCAAGTAGACGGCGCTAACTATGTTAAGAAACTGCGTCAGGGATATCTGGAAAGCTTGAATCCAGATTATGAGGATATACACCTAGACGAAAGCAACGACATCCGAACTATTGGGGAAGTTGTCAGTGTGTATAGAGAGAAATAAAATGAGTAAAGAAAATCCATATTTTGAACAAACCAAACAAAACTACATAGAAGTTGAAAAACTCTATAAACTTGGTAAAGCAAAACATACATCTTCTAAATACCGATTTCTTGCACCAGCAGTTAAAAGACAATCTGAACAATTCTTGTTTGAAGCTAAGACTCAAAAAAGAAAATATTGGAAATTCAGTCGTGGCTCTCTGATATTCGTAGAGTTCGGTGTAAATATAGGCGGAGAATTATCAAATAACCATTGGGCTATTGTCTTAGACAAGGTAGATAGTCCCTATAAAAAAACACTCACAGTAATTCCTCTAACATCTAAAAATCAAATAGATACCGTACTCATAGACGAAATCATTGCGGAATATCCTTCTATTTTGCTTGATGAATATATTGAAAAATTACACAAAGAATTATTTGCCTACCTAAAATATTTAGATTCCAATAATGCAATTACTGAAGCTGCCTTATCGGATGTCTACCAAGCTTATACAGAGCAATTTTCAAACGAAATAATTCAACCTAAGATAGTAGACGATGACAACCTTAAACGGACACAATCAGAAATAACTGACATTATTGAATTAACTCAATACTACAAAAAATACATTAAGCGTTCTTATGCCAAGTGTAATAACCTTCAAACAATCAGCAAAGATAGAATTTTAAAGAAAAATAGATTAGATCCAATCGGAAAAATGAAAGTATCTGATAACACATTGGACAAAATTAACGAAAAGTTAAAAGAATTATACCTTTTCTAATCTCTTGACATTTCTTAATAATTATATTACAATACAGCTATTAGGAGTTTAGCTCCATAAAGTTTACATTTGGATTTTAGATCCATAACGTGATGGTAGCCGTATTTGATACGGCTACTTTTCTTTTTATCTAGCAACTGTTTCCATTTTGGAAACAACTCAAAAAAGCCCCACGCTCAGAAGTTTGGCGACCGAGAGCGTGAGGCTAGGAGCAAGAAAAAAGCATTAAAAAGCTGTTTTTCTTGTACCTATTTTATCAAAAAAGGGGTACAAATTCAATGAAAACAATGAATAAAGTGGCTATATATGTCAGGGTTTCGACGACAAACCAGGTTGAGGAGGGATACTCTATAGATGAGCAAAAAGACAAGCTCTCTAGCTACTGCGACATTAAAGACTGGAATGTATACAAAGTATATACTGATGGAGGTTTCTCAGGATCCAATACTGACAGACCAGCGCTAGAAAGTCTTATCAAAGACGCTAAAAAAAGAAAATTTGACACAGTTCTAGTCTATAAGCTGGACCGTCTTAGCCGTAGTCAAAAAGACACGCTTCACTTGATTGAGGATGTATTCATCAAGAATGGGATTGAATTTCTGAGCTTGCAGGAGAACTTTGACACCTCTACTCCTTTTGGTAAGGCTATGATTGGACTCTTGAGCGTCTTTGCTCAGCTAGAAAGGGAGCAAATCAAGGAACGCATGCAACTTGGCAAGCTAGGACGTGCCAAATCTGGTAAATCCATGATGTGGGCTAAGACATCCTATGGTTACGATTACCACAAAGAGACAGGCACAGTGACCATCAATCCAGCTCAGGCTCTGACCATTAAGTTTATCTTTGAGAGTTACCTGAGAGGGAGATCTATTACTAAGTTGAGAGATGATCTAAATGAGAAATACCCAAAGCATGTGCCTTGGAGCTATCGGGCGGTCAGAACCATACTCGATAACCCTGTCTATTGTGGTTTCAATCAGTATAAGGGAGAAATTTATCCAGGTAATCATGAGCCGATTATTTCAAAAGAGGAATACGATAAGACTCAATCTGAGCTAAAAATAAGACAAAGAACAGCAGCAGAGAATGTCAATCCTAGACCATTCCAAGCTAAGTACATTTTATCCGGTATCGCCCAATGTGGATATTGTGGCGCTCCTTTAAAAATTATGTTAGGTGTAAAGAGGAAAGATGGGAGCAGGTTAAAAAAATATGAATGCCATCAAAGGCACCCACGAACGCTGAGAGGCGTTACTACCTACAACGACAATAAAAAGTGTGACTCAGGATTTTACTACAAAGACAAGCTAGAGGCCTCTGTGCTAAAAGAAATAAGCAAACTACAAGATGACGCTGATTACCTGGACAAAATATTTTCAGGAGACAATGCTGAGACCATAGACCGTGAGAGCTATAAGAAACAAATAGAGGAGCTATCAAAGAAACTGAGCAGACTTAACGACCTCTACATAGACGACCGTATCACGCTGGAGGAATTACAGAGCAAGTCAGCCGAATTTATAAGCATGAGGGGGACTCTTGAAACTGAACTAGAAAACGATCCAGCACTCAGGAAGAACAAAAGAAAGGCTGATATGAGGAAACTGCTAAACGCTGAGAAAGTCTTTTCAATGGACTACGAAAGTCAAAAGGTGCTTGTTAGAAGGCTTATAAACAAGGTTAAGGTGACAGCTGAGGACATTGTTATCAATTGGAAAATATAA